AATCGATGCATAATTATAGATGGTTATGGATTCACATGATGGCTTTAGGAAAAGAATATACGTATAGATACGGTAAAGAACATTTAACAATTAAAAAGTTAGGTAAACTATTAGAAAGATTACCTCACAATATTCCAAGATCAATGATGACTGAATTTCCTCAATGTATGCCAGATGAATATAAATCTGATAATATTGTTGAAGCATATCAATCATATTATATAAATGAAAAAGCTAGTATAGCTACTTGGAATAAAACCCGTGCACAGCCGGAGTGGTTTAATGCCCAGATATGATTTTTTAAATACAGAGACAGGTGAAGTAAAAGAATACACTATGTCTTGGAAAGAACTAGATCAATTCAAAGAAGATAATCCGCATTTAAAACAGCAGATTTCTTCATTGAATATGATAACTGGTAAAGAAGGAGCAACGCTCAAAAAAGCAGGTGATGGCTGGAAAGAAGTTCAAGATAGAATTAAATCCGGACTCCCACCAAGATTAAAAGGTAACATAAGGTCCAAATAATGAATAAAATCGAAACACAATCAGATCAATCTAGATTTCAAAATAAAAAAATCAAAGATCAATCAGAAGAAATCAGAAAACAAGCTGAGTTGATCGAAAAACTAATGAAGGAATAAATGGAAAGTATTTTAGATAGAGATGATTATAGAACCTTTACTCAAAAAGTTCAAATCTTAGAGAGTAAAGGATATGATCTACCTCATATGGTAGAAAAAATTAAAGACAAATTTAAAGTAACTATTCATGGTGAACATGATATAGCTACTTTGGATAAACTCTGTGATGATTGAATTAGAACTCAATAACGAAGATTATAGTCTTAAGCAGATTACTAAAGAATCTGGTAGAGTTTATGTTGATGATGAAGGGAATTCATATCCTAGTGTAACTACGGTATTATCCATTCTCAGTAAACAAGCAATCATGGAATGGAGAGCGAGAGTAGGAGAAGAAGAAGCTAATAGAATATCTTCAAGAGCTGTTACTCGGGGAAATAAAGTTCATGATATGATAGAAAATTATATCTTAGGTAAAGAAGTTAATGAAGATCATTTACCCTCATTAGCTAACTTTAAAGAGATAAAACCTATTATTGATGCGAGCTTAAGTAAGGTTTATGCAACAGAAAAAAGAATGTATAGTAAATATTTAGGCGTTGCAGGAACAGTGGATTGTGTTGGTGTTTGGGATAATAAAATAAGTATTATCGATTGGAAAACATCAGCTAAATTTAAAAAGAAAGAGTGGGTTCATAATTACTTTATGCAAGCTTCCGCATATGCTATTATGTGGGAAGAAAGAACAGGACAACCAATAACTAATTTGGTTGTATGTATTGCAGGTGATGCAGGTCCACAAATCTTTACAGAACATAGAGATAATTGGGATGATCAATTAATTTCTTGTATAAGTGATTATAATCATAGGAAATATAAATGAATAAAACAATTATAAATGCACTTAGAGCATATTATATTGGTGAAGTTGAAAAAGCTAAAGCTAATGTTAATATTTTTCTTGAGAATAGTGTTGGGGTTGGAGAACACCCAGACGTATTAGAATCAGTAACGCAACTTATTGAAAAAATAGCACAATTCGAAGATAATATAGCAGTATTAGATAAGCATTTTAATCAGAGTTTACCAAAGATCTAAGACTAAGTGCATCATAAATAGATGCATGAATAGGAATATTTTACAAATAATATTGGAGGCCAAAGGAAACAAAGGCCTTACAATGTTTGATATAGACGAAACACTCTTTCACTCCAAAGCGAGAGTAAAGGTTGTGAAAGATAAAAAGATTGTGAGAGATCTTGATAATGTTCAGTTTAATTCCTATAAACTAAAGCCAGGTGAAGAATTTGATTTTGGTGAATTTAAATCAGCTAAGATTTTTAACCAAACTTCTACACCAATAGCTAAAATGATTGCTAAAGCAAAGGCAATCATAAAAAATGCAGTTGCTAAAGGATCTGATGTTATATTTGTGACAGCGAGAGCTGACCTAGATGATCGAGAATTATTCTTAGATACATTTAGAGCACAAGGAATCAAAATAGATAATGTACATGTGGTTAGAGCAGGTAACATTGGATTAGACTCAGCAGCAGCTAATAAAGAAGTCGTTTTTAGGAAATATCTTAAAGACGGAAAATATAAACGAATAAGACTATTCGATGACCATGTCGAAAATTTATATGCACTTCTAAAGTTAAGGGATGAATTTCCAGATGTAACTTTCGAAGCTTATAGGGTGAAAAAAGATGGTTCAACGAAAAAAATGAGATAAATTATTATGCCGACAAAATTAAAACCATCGAGTGCTACATACAATAGAGCAACAGGTAAAACTACTATTGAGCACCACTATATAAAAGGGGTTAGTAAAGAAGAATTATTTAAGGAATTAAATAATCATAATACGAAGCCAAAGATAAAACAGAAAGTAAGAAATGAACTTACAAGACGCGGGATCGGAATAGTCTGGAAAGAACGGACTAACGATGACACACAAGGAACTTAAAAAAATGGGATTAGTAGCTTCTAATAAACAAATAAAAGAACAATATAGATTGTTATTTGGAATGCTAGTAATAGGAATATTAACATACGGGATCAATGGCATTATATAAAGCATTCTCCAATACACATAATGGGGTAAAAAAATGTACATCACAAGGTGTAGGTGGGAGAGGTAGAAGAACAAAGATTTCTATGAGCCATATGAATAAATCTAAAAAACGATCACACAAGAAATATCGTGGACAAGGTAAATAAATTATGTCAAAGTGGATTGGTGGAAAAGGAAGCGATAGGCGGCCGATGAATATTAGTGATAAACAAATGCAAGACAATTGGCAAACTATATTTGGTAAACCAGAACCTAAAGTAAAGGTTAGGAAGGTTACGCCTGTGCATGCGGTCACCCGCGTAGAACCTGATAAAACTAAAAAAATCCCAAGAAAAAACAAATATAAAGATATAAATATATCTGGAGAATAAAAATGGCAGACGATTTATTAAAATTTGATTTTGGTTTTACAGCCGTTGATGAAGATGAAATAGATGCAGTACAAGAAATTACTGCTTCGTCTTCTTCTGCAGCTGCTGAACTAAAAGCAGCGGAGGATAAAGTAGATGATTTGTATAATGCAATATTACCTCTTTTATCCAATCTTAAAATGAATCCTGAAAAGGAATATATAAAGTGGCCAGATCGAACAGCTAAAATAGAAGCTTTCGAGGATCACATAAGGAAAATTATTGAATGAATATAGATAAACTACGTGAACAATTAATTATTGATGAGGGGCAAGTAAATGAAATATATCTTGATCATCTTGGTTATCCCACATTTGGTATCGGGCATTTGGTACTGGAATCAGACCCAGAACACGGAGAAGCTGAAGGGACTTCCGTTTCAGAGGAACGAGTTAAAGATTGCTTCGAAAAAGATGTCCAAACAGTAATTGGTGATTGCAAAAAACTTCATGATGGATGGGACGGTTATCCAGAAGAAGCTAAACAAGTAATTGCTAATATGATGTTTAATATGGGTTATACTAGATTAAGCAAATTTAGAAAACATAATGCCGCACTAGTAAGCGGTGACTGGAAAGAAGCAGCAGTAGAAGGTAGAGATTCCAGATGGTATAATCAGGTCACAAATAGAGCAGAAAGACTCATGACTAGATTAGAAAATATATAAATAACTATTTAGAGGAAATAAAAATGGCAGTATTAAGACTATTAGGATCACAAGGCACTTTAGCCTCAGCATCTAATGTTGGCTTTGCTAAATTAGTTAGAGTATTAAATAACAAAACATCAGTTCAAGTTATAACTCAAAAGAATGCTGGTGGTACAACACTAGCTACAGTCACATTGGCTGCAGGAGAAGTAGCTTATATAGCAAAAGCTCCAGATGATACTTTAACAGGCGTAGCAACTTCACTAGCAGTAAGTGTAGCATTTGCTAACTAAAAATGGCCTATTCTAAGCAGGTCGTTGAAAGATTCGAATCTGTTCTAGCAAACCCAGAAAAACACGCAGTTGGGAGATTCGATCCGAAAGACCCTATGGTGGCAACAGGATTAGCTGGTGCCCCAGCATGTGGTGATGTTATGAAACTAGATTTAAAGCTAGATGATAACGATACTATATTAGATGTCAAATTTAAAACTTACGGATGTGGTTCAGCAATTGCCTCATCTACAACATTTGTTGAAATGCTTAAAGGTAGAACTTTAGAAGAAGCTAAACTCATTAAAGATAAAGAGATAGCTAAAATCTTAGAATTACCTCCTATAAAATTACATTGTTCTGTATTAGCTGAAGAAACAATCAAACACGCAATTGAAGATTGGGAAAAGAAAACAGCTCATAGAAGGCACAATCATGTTAGAGTTAACTGATAGTGCTATTCAGCAACTTTTAATTAAAACAGAAGAAAATGGTAATGATACCATTCGAATAGGTATTACCGGTGGAGGTTGTGCTGGTTATGAATACGTATTCGATTTTGCTCAAGAAGTACACGAAGATGATAACATATTAGACTTTGGTAAGTTTATGATTGTTATTGATCCAACATCAGTACCTTATCTAGAAGGTGCAACACTCGATTACGTAACAGAGGGTATTAACTCCCAGTTCAAATTTGCCAATCCAAATGTCCAAATGGCATGTGGTTGTGGCGTTTCTATCCAATTCTAACCCCAATTTTATTATAAATAGAAGTATGGAAATATTTCAATTGATTGCAGAGGTCGGAGCTCCTATTGCTGGAGCATTAGTAATGGGTTATTTTATCTTTATAATACTCAAGCAAATGATGAGCGGTCTGATAGATCAAGTGAAAACATTAACCATGTTTACTAAAAGTTTAGAAACTAGAGTAGGAACAATGAATAATGATATGATAAAGATAGATTTACTAGTGAGTAGTGCGTTAGATTTAACCCCGCCAATTGATAGAGTAGCCAGAGCAGAAAACTTTGTTGAAGACGGGAAGATAGACGCTAGAAGAGATTAATGTCTGAGTTAGGACAATTAGTTTCAGATTTTGGATTCCCAGTGGTTCTTGCTGTAGGCATGGGTTACTTTATATATTATGTGTGGACTTTTATTACTAATCAAATAGAACCACAACTTGAAAAAATGCACTTTCAATTGATTAGATTGATTGATCAAATAAGGATGCTTGATCAGGATATGATCAGATTACAGCAAAAGGTTAATGTTGTAATTGAATATAGAGAGCGCCAAAAAGAGCTGGAAGATGCTAAAGAAAAGGAAGCTCTCGCGGAGAAAGAAGAAAATGAAGATAAGAAACCTAAGAGATAAATTAGAATTAACTACTCTAATAGGTATTTTTCTATTATCAGTATTGAGTTTAACACCAGCAGCAAATGCAGATGAACTAGTTCATGAATTTAAAAATCCATCATTTAGTGGTATTGGTGCTTCAGCTCATTATTTAACTGTTGAAAACCAAGAAAAATCTAGAAGAGATGCTATAAGAGATGATATTGAAGCTGCTTTAAAACAGGCAGAAAGAGATGCTGAAAATACAACCTTAGCTAAATTTATGCGTAACCTCGAGAGTAGGATATATGCGCAATTAAGTAAACAGCTAGTTGAGAATTTATTTAGAACATGTTCAGCTGAAGCTATAGCAGCTGGAACATGTACTGAAACAACATTTGGTAGTTTTGTATTAGAAGGTAATACAATTACCTATCAAAAAACCATATGTGATGCAAGTTTATGGGCTTGTACTCAAGGCGATGATGTTATTGTTATGACAATTGTGGCTGAAGATGGAACTGAAACACAAATAGTAATACCAATCGGAGCCGGAACAGCTGGATCAGGTGATGGTTAAGAAACTTCTAGGACTTACCCTGCTTATAGGGTTAATACAGGGATGTGCATCTATTGTTCCTCCTGGAGGATTAGATGCAACAAATTGTGTAGATAAATTTGCATGTGTAGAAGAACCAGAAGTAGTTCAAATGCCTACACATAAAGAATTAAAGAATTTACCCTCACCAGAAAAACCAGTTATTGTAGCCGTATACAAATATATGGATAAGACTGGTCAAAGAAAGCAAAAAGGAAATGCAGCTATGTTTAGTACCGCCGTTTCTCAAGGTGGTGAAACAATGCTGATCGATGCATTGAAAAGTGCTGGTGATGGTACGTGGTTTAGAGTAGTAGAAAGAGTAGGATTAGATCATCTAACAAGAGAACGTCAAATCGTACGAACTACTAGAGAGCAGTATAATACAGAGGGGAAAGATGATACAGGTCTTGCCCCACTACTATTTGCTGGAATTATTCTTGAAGGAGGTATCATAGGATTTGATACTAATATTGAGACAGGAGGTGTGGGAGCTAGAACTCTAGGTATAGGTTATTCGCAACAATACCGAAGAGATATAGTTACTGTTTCCCTCCGAGCTGTTAGCACATTGACAGGTGAAATTTTATTAAATGTGCAAGCGTCAAAAACCATTTTGTCGATCGCTGATGGTTATGACGTATTTAAGTTCGTTGATATGGACACTCAACTTGTAGAAATAGAAGATGGGATGACAGAGAACGAATCGGTGACAAGGTCGCTAAGATCAACAATCGAAGCGGCAGTGTTGGAATTAATATACCAGGGGGATGAACGAGGTTTTTGGGAAATTAATTGGCCAGTAGAAAAGATAATAGAAAGCAAAGTTGAAGAAATTATGGACGAAGCTGAAATTATCTATAGTGTACCGGTCGAGGATAATCCTGATGATTTACCTATTGAAGTTCCTACTCCTGATAATTTAGAGGAAATAAGAGGATGAATATTTTAAAAAGATATATCGCATTCAGTCTTTTATTATGCCCGTTAGTTGTGTTCGGTGGAGCAAACGATAATGAGATCGTGCTTGACCAATCCGGTGATACACTTAAATTATACGTAGACCAAATTGGTTACGGTAATAAGATTTGTGGAACTATTTCAAGTGGTGCTTGTGCAACACCTTGGACTTTAACCGGTAATACCGTCACAATGGATATAGATATGATCGGCAACTTAAACCAAGTCTTTGGTCCAACTCTATTTGATAGTACTGACGTTGATTTAAAAATGACAGGTAATTCAAATATATGGGATTGGAACGTAGGTTACGGTGGTAGTGCTGATTCATCTGTTCTAGATGTAGAGATGACCGGATCTTCAAATACTTTCGATATAGACTGGGGTTATTCAGCTTCAGCCGAAAGATTGGATTTTGATTTAGATATAACCGGTGGATCTAATGTTTGGAATATCGATATAAACTCTGACGATGTTACTTGGAACGTAGATGTTATAGGAAGTTCAAATAACTTCTTAACTGCACAATCTGACGGTGGTGATCACGAGATTACTATGGAATGGATTGGAAGTAACGGAGACATTGATATTATTCAAAGTAGCGGTACATGCCCAACAGGTATAACTGGTTGCTTTGGAGTAATCGATGCGGATTTTGATTCAGAAAATGCAATTGTCGACATTAAGCAAAAAGATACTGGCGACTAGTCTAGTATTTAGTTCTATTGCTTTTGCCGACGATATTGGCGATATAACAGAACACAAGGGCAGTGGTGGAATCACTCGCGAAGGTGAGAGTTTCATCACTGAACTTGGATTAGGTGTTCAGCAACTGGATGCTATTGAAACGGCCAAAGGTCGTATTAAATTAACTTTTAGAGATGATACGGTATTAAGATTAGTAGAACATACAGAAGTTGTACTAACTAAATATTATTTCGATCCAAATAATACTCAGAACAATTCTCTTGCTATGAATTTTGTATCTGGGACAGCAAGATTTGCTACAGGTGGATTAGGCTTAGTACCGAAAGAAAATATTGTTATAACAACCCCAACAGCTACTATTGCAGTTAGGGGAACAGATTTTACTACTACTGTGGATGAATTAGGTCGAAGTTTAGTTATACTTCTTCCAGAAACAGAATGTACTATAGATGGAGATTGCTCTCCTTCTGGTGCAATCACAGTAACAAATGAAGGTGGTACGGTATCGTTAACCGAAGCATACCAAGCAACAATGGTATCAAGCTTTGATAAAATACCTACACAACCAGTTACATTAGATAATATAAATTTAAATATGATAGACAATATGTTTATCGTAGCACCACCTCAAGAAATTAAAGAGGCGGTGGAAGAAGAAAGTTCTACTTCAGATACTTCTACTTCTTTATTAGATTTTACTGAACTCGATCAGGATTTATTAAAAGAAGAATGGGAAGAAGAAGATCTAGAGTATACTGAACTTGATATGGATCTATTAGATGTAGATTTTTTACAAGATGTTTTAGTTACAATTGAAGAAGTAAATATATTAAAACGTAGTACAGCAGCAGCTGAACGTGGTTCAGGTTCTGCAAATATAATCGGTACCTCATTAGGTTTCGATAAAGATACACAATATAATACCATTATAGATCAAGGTATGGGTCAAATATGGTTTTATAGAGAAGTAAATGGTATTATCAGTGTAAGAATACCTATAGATAGTAATACAACATTGAGGAGCGAAAATGAAGGTAAAGAAAACCTTATTACTGTTGGCGATGGTCAGTCTATCGTTATCATCATACGTCAAGGCGGGTGATGAACATAATCATATTGAAATAGCTCAAGTTGGGTCTTCAGATAATTTCGATCTGGGGATTGAACAAATAGGCTATGAGAATCATATTAGATTTTCTTTTAGCCACAATAATAATACTGTAAATCTTTTACAACTTGGAAATAAAAACTATATAGGATATACCGATGCATGGGGATCTGGTTATAGTTGGGGTGGAGATTTAGATGGATTAGATAATGAAATAGATATTCGTCAAAAATGTTCTAAGACCTCTTGCAATGCTAATGATTTTCAATTCCATATCTTGGGTGATGATAATACAGTTAAATTTGGGCAAGGATATTCTCTTAATGATAGTACAACCCCAACATGGAGTTATGATGGTAATGAACCAGGTGGAAACTTTGTTAGATTAGATATACATGGCGATGATAATACATTTACTGGAAGCCAAAAGATGGATACGAGTACTATATCACATTCTATAACTGCAAATATATACACAGATAATAATGATGTATATGTAAGACAGGCACAAAATGGAAACAAAACATTTACTCTTACAATTAGAAATTCAGATGGTAATGATGTATTTGTTAATCAAAGAGATAACGGAGCTCACACAGCAACGGTATCATTATTAGGATCACAACCAACAGATTTAATGTTACTCCAAAAAGGAAATACTACACAATCATATAGTTTAACTCAGAATTGTGTAACAGTTGGTGGATGTTCAATTAGCGTAACTCAAGAATAATGTTAAGTAAAGAATATTTCGATTATATTGGTTCATGGTTAAGGTGGTATTATAATGTCTAATTGGATTTTTAATAAGCTTGCTCCTTATGCTATAAGATTTAGAGAATGGTCTAAAGGAAAAACCTGGGTTCAAATACCTTTATGGATTTTGATATTATGGATGTTAGGTTTTGCAAATCCTTATTGGTGTGTTTATCCTGTTTGCTGGATAGTATGAAATATTTAACTTCAATCGGAGCTTGTTTAGCTTTATTAACTTTACTTATCGGTATAAGGGTTATTGATCCAGAACCAGTAGAAAGAGTTAGATTAATCTCTTTCGATTCTAAAATAAATTCCATTCCGGAAACACAATCAGATCAATTAGTTTTACTTAATATAGGTGAAAAAGCTTTAGAGGTAAATGGTCAATGGCCGTGGCCGAGACAATACTTTGCCCAAATGATTTCTGATTTAAGAAATGCAAATGCTGGTATAATTGGTATCACTGTAATGTATCCTGAAGCGGATAGATTTGGTGGTGATGAAGTATTTACATCTTGGGTAAAAGGTAATGGTATTGTATTATCTCAGGTTCCTTCCGCGCGAGGGCGCTCGGACGTGGCCCCGTACGTGGGTACGGCCGTGCTCGGGGAAGGTGATCCGTATGATTTTGCATATGAATATTCTAACTTAGTAACTAATATACCAGCCTTAGAAGAGGTTGCAGAAGGTGTAGGAATGGTAAACAGTACTGTTGAGGTGGATAATTTAGTTAGGAGAATGCCATTAATAACACAAGTTAATGATCAATTATATCCTTCTTTCCCAATGGAAGTAATAAGGGTATTACAACAAAAGATTTCTTATTCTATGAAAGTAAATGAATTAGGAATACAAGATTTAATGATACCACCATATGAACCTATTAAAACAGATACAACAGGTTCTATTTGGATAAATTTTTCAAACCAGTTTGAACAAATTGAGTATTCGGATCCTTTACCCAATCTGCAGGGAAAAACTGTAATTGTTGGTGTGACCGCAGAGGGGATTCAACCCATTCTTTCAACTCCTGCTGGTCCTGCATATCCTCATCAGATCCAAGCTTCTTCTCTTCAAACAATAATGAATGGTGATTCAATTTCTCGTCCTCTGATAGCTGATATCGTGGAAATAGTTCTAGCTGCTCTTCTTGGGTTGGGAATAATTCTAGCTGTTTACTATCTCGATGTTTGGTTAGGTGCGATTGCTTTTGTAGGTTTTGCTGGCGGCGCCGTGCTCGCCTCGAATTTTGCATGGTCCGGTTCCTTTTTCTTAATCGATTGGACTTGGTCATTAGTAGTATCTATATTAGTTTTTGCCCAAGCATCATTTAATAACTTTTATGTACAATTTAAATTAAGACAACAGATTAAGAAACAATTTGGAACTTATGTATCACCAGATCTAGTAAAACAATTACAAAAGAATCCAGGATTATTAAAGTTAGGAGGAGAAAGAAAAGAAATGACTTTCCTCTTTATGGATATATGTGGATTTACTCCAATATCAGAACACTATAAAAATAATGATGACCCAGAAGGATTAGTAGATTTAGTTAATGAATTCTTAGATAAAATGACTAAGATCATTCTTAAGAATGGAGGAACTATTGATAAGTATATGGGAGATTGCATAATGGCTTTTTGGAATGCTCCTTTATTCTGCCCAAACCATGCAGAGTTAGCAGTTAAATCAGCAATAGAAATAGAAGAGGAAATAAATGAACTTAAGAAGGTATATGAAGAACGTGGGTTACCTGATATTAATGTTGGCACCGGTATTAATACCGGAACTTGTATTGTGGGGAACATGGGTTCTGAAACCAGATTCGATTATTCTGTTATTGGGGACGCAGTTAATTTGGCTGCCCGTTTAGAAGCTACTGCGGGAAGAGGAGAATATATTAATAAAAAGACTATTATGTCCAGAGCTACTATGGAACAATTACCAGCTGGTTACCTCTCCGAGGAGCTAGGAACGATACAAGTTAAAGGTAAAGAAGAGAAAATAAGGATATACTATCCATCTAAGATAGATGAATATATGCCAAAAAGTCATATTGATATGAGAAAATAATCTAACTTTTTTGCATTTAGGGGGTTTACAAACCCCTTTTTTTGTGGTATAATGGTACCCATAAAATAAAATAATAAGGAGAAATTATGGAATTTATCGAACTAGAGCACATCGCGACAAGGATACCTGAGCGTGTGGAAATAGATCCTAAGGTAATTAATACCGAGGAAAAAGCATTTAGACATTTAGATAAAGTTATGCCTGAATGGGAATTAGATTTCTTCTTCGAAGGAATAACAAAAGGAGTAAATAATGGCAGCAATTAAAGTTATGGAAAAACAATCCGATTTAAATAACTCTATTTTAGAGGTATTAGATAAAGTGATTGATAAAGTTAACCAATTAGATGATAAACTAGATATGCTAGAAAGCAGAATTAGTGAAGTTAATGGTGATACTTCTGGATTAAGTTCTGAGATAAGTGGTTTAGAAAGCTCGATTTCATCAATAGAATCCAGTGTAAGTTCAATTGAATCACAAATATCGTAACGAAAAGTTCACGAGATTGTGACGAAAAAGGGGTTTACAAGTCCCCTAAAATACGGTATAATGATCGTATATATTTAAAAAATAAGGAGTTTAAATGCAAAAACTAGTAATATCAACCCAATACCGCGAGAACTATGCGGCTCATAACGAGGACTATAACCACGGTGTGGATCAACCACATTGGAAATTTAAAGGTGGTACTACTTACGTAGTTCCTAACTTTAAGGACTTTAATAATGTCCAGGATGTAGTTGCAAAACTTACTGATCTTATTACTTACTCTAATCCAGGTTCGGAAGAGTATATCTTAGATTTTGAGATTGTAGAACAATCCGCTAAGGTTTGCGAATCTTGGGAAACACCTATCCAAGTTTCACAAGATGGTGACAAATTTGTTGCTCTTAAGGTTATTGATAACCGTGAAGATGGTTGGATGAAATCTGAGATCTTAGAAAAAACTGAGGCTTGGACTATGATGCCAGAAGGCGAAAGAAAGGGTTATTCAGATTCTTTCTTAATGGAAGATGGAGACATCGTTGAAGGCCCAGCTGGTCTCAAAGAATGGTTTAATGCTAAGGAGGCAGCGTAATGAGAAGTTCACAAAATTATATAATGACTGCACACGCTGAATGTGCAGGTGATATGCTCGAATTAGAGAATATCAGAAAAGTGGTAAAGATTATGAATAAATCTAATCCTTACAAAAAATTCTATGTTAAATGCCAAGGTCGAGGACCTAGAACTAATCCTTCTATCCTAGATGGAAGAGGGTTTAGAGGATATGATTCTTTCCTTCCACTTAGACATGCAACCCATATGGATGTATACATTTATGAGAAATATCAATGGTAAATGGAATTAAACTTACTCATATTGCAACAGGTTATCCTGAAGAGATCCATTTAAACACGAAAGAAATGCAATTAGCCTTAGACAATACTAACATTAATAAGTCATGGGAAATGCTCTGTACGAGCGTATACGTGCGTCTAGGGATAGGTATAGAAGGTAACTATGAGTTAGAAAGCATAGTGGTAAATGGTAAAGAGAGGCCGTTACATTGAATCTTTTTATAAAAGGTGATATTGATAATAAAGATCTTGTTGAGATTTATATTATCAATGTCTTGAAACATCTTAAAATAGATAGAAGAAAATCAAGTGAAATAAAAATTAACTTTAGATCTAAGATGCCTAAGGGATATGGAGATTCAGTTGGTTTATGTGAAGGTGATACTGAGGATTGTATCATCTATATAGCAAAGAAACAGACTTTTTATGAACAAATGATTACCCTCGCGCACGAGCTAGTACACGCGAAACAATTTTTAAAAGGGGAGTATCCTTCCGAAATGGAGGCTAAATCCCAAGAATATGACCTATTAGGACGTTGTTTTCCTTGGGAAATGACATAGTATGAGATTTGTATGCCAATTATTTTCAATTATTTGCAAAAAGGGGGTTTACAAGGGACCAAAAATGTGGTATAATACACATGTATTTAATAATATAACTGAGGAGTTAGAATGAATAGATTAGAATTAATCAAAGAAGCAGCCTTAAAAGCTAAGGCTAAAAAGCTCGGAACATCCGTTGAAGAGCTTAAATTCCAAGAATCAATTAAAGCTTTAGATGAACGTAAAGCTAGAATTAAAGCTGAGCAAAAAGCTAAAGCTAAAGAAGAGCGTAAAATCGCTAAAGACTTAACTGGTCAAGTTAAAAAAGCTGGACACCTAAAGGCTGGATCTTTAGATCTAAACAGTCCAGAAAATATGTATTACTCTGAGAAAGAAACCCAAGACTGGTTCGAAGGTTCTTCTTTAATGGATGCATATAATGCTAACCGTTCAGCTGATGGAGATTACTAAGATGTTCGTAGCTAATTTTTTAACAGGTCCTGGTACTAACCATGACCCAGTAAACGTAAGAGTTTCATTTATAGATTATATTGTTTACCTTATAAGTTCAAAACGATTTTTACTTAGGATAGGTAAGAAATATAATACAAATTTTTTATCAAACTATTTTTTTGAAGGAGTTAAATATTATGGAAAATAGCATTCAATTAATTCCTTGTGAAGGCGAAGGGTGTAGTCGTGGAGGCTCTTTACAAGGTTCAATTAAAGCTTCATTCGCTGATCTTAAAGAAATGTTCGGAGAGCCAGCTTTTGAAGGCAAAGGTGATAACATTACTACTGAGTTTGTTATCGATTATCAATGGTACGATAACAGCGATGATGCTGAGTATGGACAATTTGTTCTTTATGATTGGTACTATGGAAGAAATTTTGGTAATGATTATGAAGTTATCGATTGGAATATTGGTGGAAAAGGGTTCAATGATGGCTATGCAGCTATTCTTGCCCAAAGAATATTTGAGAAAACCGATATTAGATATGGTCATGATGAAGCTTGTTTAGCACATGCTCATTGGCATGATCTAAATGAAATTGAGGAAAAGAATGTCGCTTAAAGTAACATTTAGGAATCTTCCACCTTATGGTATTCAAAAAGAATATACATTCGAAAATGGATATGGGGCTTCGGTCATATGCCATGAAGGTTCTTATGGTCACCAAGCAGGGTTATGGGAATTAGCCGTTCTTAAAGGTGAAGATCTTTGTTATGATACTCCTATTTCAAATGATGTGATAGGAAACCTAACTGAAGCACAAGTAGAAAACTATTTAGAGGAGATCAAAGCACTATGAGACTATTAGAAGAACATTATGGTGATGTGAGAATTTTTTCTGATAGGCCATACGGATATAAAAGATATATCGTAGAATGGCCGAATGGTAATATAACTACTTATTCTAGTTTATGGTATAAATTAGATAAAGTAAAAACGCTGGTAGAGGCCAGATTAAAAAATGACTGAATTTGACGATAGAGTCGAAAGACAAAGAATACTACTAGAAGCCGAAGAATGGGCTGATGGAGTAAAGCAGATGCATGCCCACAGTTTAAAATCCTGTTGGTATGATGACCGACCTCAAGATACTGATGATGGTGGTGTACTTGATGTACAGTACAATGATGGTAGAATTGAGAGAACCAAAGATGGTAAAGTTATCCATATTTGGGATGGTGAGGTTAAAGAAGGAGACGACCTAATAGCTGCATATTTGTCAAGGGGTAAATAAGTTTAAAAGTACTTTTTTATAAGTACTTTATGTTGGCTAAAATCCCCAACCCTAACTCCTTATTTTATAGGGGATTTAGCCAGCTTTTTTGAGAATATTATTATGAGAACATTATTAAATTTTATATTAGGAGTATTAAAACTGGGATTATATTTTATAATCGCATGTATGATATTCGTTGTTTTGATGAGTATATATGGCTAAACGATTTAAATCATTAGATGAAAAATATATGGGTCACGAACCTGATTTTTTCGAAACCCCGATGCCTTCAGATCTGAAGGAAAGAAGTTCTGTGCATTCAAAGTCCACTAGATGGTATTCTTATTTTCTAGATAAGAAAAAATATGTGCAACGTGTATATACATATTGTGCTACTACAGATTTATTCACTAAAAAAGAAATACAATATTTAAAGTCTTGCCCAGATTGGAGACTTTATATGAATATAAAAGGCCATGCATTTGTTAGAATGACAGAACGTGGTTGGGTTTATACTCCAGAAGAAATAGAAGCTGCACATGATTTCCTTAAACAATGTATGTTAGAAGGGAAAAAGATTTGGTTAGAAAAGAAAGCAGAAAGAGATGCTAAACCTAAGCCAAAGATTATACCTCCTCATGAAAGATTAAAATTAAAAGTAGCAGGTACTATTGGATTAGATTTTGATAAGATGGTAGTTGATAAGTGGATGGAGGGAGTATATGATAAGAAACATATTCAATTCCCTGTTTATAGTTTATTCCAAATGCACGGATTAAAAGGTCTTGCTGCTATTAAAATGTTTAAAGAAGTAGTTGATAGTGAATATGATCCATTAAAAGAAGCTTATGAAAAAACATGTGATCAAGCAATAGAAGCATATTCACATGTTAAGAAAGGTGACCAAAGAAAGATGCTTGACCTTATGGATAAGATATATGAAGAATTAGATAGGGTTACAGAAGCTCAAAGAAATGCAAGAATAAGAACTAAGAAACCTAGGTCAAGATCAAAACAGGTAGAGAAATTAAAGTTCTTAAAAAAAGCTGATGAATTAGAATCAATTAGTCCTTTAGGAATTCCGGAATCTAATTACTTCTGGATGTATAATGCCAAGACTAAAAAGCTTACAGAATTTGTTACATCTTCTTCCTCAGGATTTGAAGTTAGAGGTTCCACTCTATATAACTGGGAAAAAGGTAGAACAGCTACACTGAGGAAACCAGATGAAATTATTCCTCAAATATTAAATAATGAAGTTAAACAAATTGATAAAATCTGGAATAGTTTAACTACAAAAATAGGAAAACCTACAGGAAGAATAAACAAAGATACTATTCTTTTACGTAGAGAATTATGGAAGAACTAGAACATAAGATTATGACTAAGAAGCGATTTACTGCTGCAGTTGAAGCATGTGTTTCTAAAAATAATATGTCTTACCTAGATGCGATGACGTACATTATCGAGAAAAGAGGTATGGATTATATGAATGTGAAGAAACTATTGTCCCCTGCACTCAAAGAGAAGCTTACACAAGAAGCTACAGGATTGAATCTAGTTAAAGTCAAGAAGAAGAATACATTACCCGTATGATGGATCCTTTTGAGGTATACAAGTTATACAATGCACTAAAGCTGCATTTTGAACAAGATAGTTATGATGCTATTAAATATAACTTCAAGAGTAATGTAACTCCCCAATCTTTCTTTAAAAGAAAAGACAAATACTTTTTTGCAAAGATTGGAAAGAACCAAAAAGATATACAGAACTTTTTCGTATTTAACTTTATAGAAGATATGAAATATATTGGAGATATGATGGATATAGAAGGACAACAAAACTATACCAAGCATAAGAAGATACACGAATCCTTAACACGTGAGTTCGAAAAGGATATAAATAACATAGATACATCGTTTGATGATCTGCTGGTGGTGAACAATATAAACACTCCACCCAAGATTATTGAACTATGGATGGAAGAAGAAGTAACATTGGAAACAGTGGTGATTCTAAATTCCATCACGGACTTTGTTATTCGGGAAGGAAACAAGATAACTGAAACTTTGTTTTGGCCAGATGTTTCCAAGAAGATAATAAAGTACCAACCTTTTGTAAATATTGATAGAGGTAAATTCGTAGAAATTACCAAAAAAAGGTTTACAAATGGATAGGTATGTGGTATAATGTACCTATATTATATTATGAGTAAAGTGGATAATTCAGTAATACAACGCAATACGGAGAAAATATATGTCGTTTGAAAACTTAAAGAGCGCGCGAGGCTCGTCTATCGACCAACTCGTAAAAGCAGCAGGAGCTGTTTCAGAGAAGACAGAAACAAAATCTTATATAGATGAACGTTTCTGGAAACCAACCCAAGATAAAGCAGGTAATGGCTACGCAGTAGTTAGATTCCTACCTGCGAAAGAAGGTGAAGACCTTCCATGGGTAAGATACTGGGATCATGGATTTAAAGGTCCAAATGGTCTTTGGTATATCGAAAATAGTTTAACCACTATTAATCAACCTGATCCAGTTTCAGAGATGAATACTCAACTCTGGAATACAGGAAGAGAAGAGGATAAAACTATTGCTCGTGAACGTAAAAGAAGATTACATTATGTGTCAAATATTCTAGTAATATCTGACTCTGCGAATCCAGCCGCTGAAGGAAAAGTATTCCTTTATAGGTATGGTAAAAAAATCTTTGATAAAATCATGGATGCTATGCAACCACAATTTGCTGATGAAAGCCCGGTGAATCCTTTTGATTTCTGGGAAGGTGCTGATTTTAAAATTAAAATTAGAAAAGTGGATGGTTGGACAAACTATGACGCATCTGAGTTCTCTCCAGTTAGTGCATTACATAACGGTGATGATACTATGTTGGAAGGAACTTATGGTAAGATCTATGGTCTATCAGAGTTCACAGATCCAAGTAACTTTAAATCTTATGATGAGCTTAAAGCTAAAATGAATAGAGTTCTTGGAATTAGTGCAGGGGTTAGCGCACCAGAACCAGCCGTAGCGGCTACAATGGCAGCGCCTGAAATGGAATCTGCACCCGTATCAGAACCTGAAAGTACTTCAGAAGAGGATGATACAATGAGTTATTTTGCTAAATTAGCAAATGATTCATAAAAAGTCTAGATATTTGGCCTGAATAAGGCCTACAAACTAGAAACTTTTTAAGGCGATGAAGACTTAAAAAGAGCTCGGAATAACTTGATTGGTATTCTTAAAAAGAGCTCGGTCTTCCGCCTTTTTTTTATGCGTGCTTAGGAAGTTGATTCGTATAGATATATTGAGATCCTAAGAAAAGGGACCATACAAGTTTTATGTTCCTGGGGTGGAACCACTTACTGCGGATTGAGTTCTATTTACTCCGGATGGTATAATAGTAACATTTGAAGAGCTAGTAGTACTATTATCAACTGAGGATGAGATTGATTGGGTAAGAGCATTGATTGATCTTTCTAATTCTGATGTATCAAGTTCTACCGCCGTTTGAGAAGGGATTAATCCTAAAGCTTCTTTTAAATTATTAATATCTGAAACTGCATCATCAATTCCATCTATATTAACTAAACCTTTATATTCAATTGGACCATCAGACCATGGCATCCAACCACCTTCTGTTTTTCCACCTAATAAAGCCATTTCAAATACTTTTGATGCACCTAATAAATCTGAAGCCATCTTTTCAGTATCTAGATTAAAATCAACATCACCCATACCAGAGAAATCATCTAATACCTGTTTAAATCGTTCTAAAGAATCTACACCTTTATTAATATCATCAGATTTATCAGCTAATATTAAAGCTTGTTCTACTGGGCTTTTCTCACCTGAGAAGAAGTCTAATACTGCTCCTGCGGCTGCTGCTAATGATTGTACAAATTTACCAGCTCCAAATTTAAATAATGCTCCACCTAATGTTCCTAATATATCACTTACCTTTTGTGCTTTTTCTGGACCATCTGGACCTGCCATCGCTGGTATTGTTAATAATGTTGCTACTTCTGATTTAATATCTTCAGCAAAATTATCACCAGCTGAGAATTTGGTAATTGCATCAGCTGCTCCAGCAGCTCCTTTACCTAGTGCAAATGCTACTAAACCTGCAGCTATTCCACCCATAACCCCTATAAATTTAACTGTATCCCAACCTATACCTTCTATTTGAGCTATTGATAATAATGTTATAATTTCAGCTTTAATATCTTCAGCAAAGTTATCTCCTGCACTAAACATTGTAACCGCATCAGCTACCCCTGCAGCTCCTTTACCAAATGCAAATGCTGCAAGACCTACTCCTAAGCCTATTAATGCTAGTGTTAAACTACCACTATCTTTTAATACATCTAAATTACCACCATGTGAGGTTGGAATTGATAATAGAGTTAATACATTATCTTTTATTGATTGTGCCCAGTTATCTTCACCAGTAAATAAACCTACACCAGCTTGTACTCCGCTAGCTACTGCGTTTGCTCCTTGACCTAATGCAAATACTGTTAAACCAACACCTAAACCTATTAATGCAAGAGTAAGTGTTCCACTATCTGCAAGCATATCTAGTTTACCACCTGCTGCTTCTGGTATACTAAGAAGAGAAATAATATTTTCTTTTATAGTTTCAGTCCAATCTGTTCCTTCAGTGAATTTTGATACACCTGCTGCAGCTGCTCCACCTACGGCAAATAGTGCTAAACCTATCCCTAATCCAGATAATGCTAAAACGAGAGGTCCACTATCAGCTAACATTTCTAGATTACCACCTTCAAAATCATCACCCATATTCATTAAGGTAACAATATTTGATCTTACTTTTTCAGCATCTAGATCGGCCATAGTATCTGCAAGATATGCAAATGAAGCTATAACAGCTGCAATACCAATACCAGCAGCTCCTACTCCTAGGCCTACTCCACCTACCATCTTACCAACCTTCTCCATCATACTTCCACCCTGATCGTTCTGGGCTTTAGCTAATGCGTCTGGTTGGTTTTTAATTGAATCTCTAATATCAACAAAGATATCTTTCATATCTTCATCGGATTCACTCTTTTGCATTTTTTCTATATCACTGGATTGCTGAGAGTCTTCTGCAGCTGCTTTTTCTGCTGCAAGGTCTATACCAAATGATTTATTTAAGGCTACTGAATTGGCTAATGCTTCTTTTTGAATATTCTTCATTTCAAGTAGATGTCTACGAACATTAATCGTATCTCTACCTAAACTACCACCCGTGGCTTTACTTTGTTCAACTAACGTTGCTTTTATTTCGGATAGTATTGATGTATGCTCTTTCTGGCGTTGTTGTTCTTCCTCGCCTTGATTAGCATTATTTGTTATATCATCAGCCATTTATTTTCCCTATTTCTTTTGATTATCTGCGTGTTCTTTTGCTGCTGAATTTACATATAGTCCAAACCATGCTGCACCTGCACCTACTAGTATACTAATAAGCCCTGATTGTTCCATAGTTGGAGCTGGTAAATCAATAAACCACATAACCACAAAATAAATTAGAAATATGTATACACTTAAAAATGCTCTTGGCCATATTCTCCAAGAATCTACTGCACGTGCTAGATGAATCCATTTTTGCCATGGATTAACCTGATCGTCAGCTTCAAGTTCTCTAATTCTATCTTTTAATTTTGCTTCATTCGCAATAAGTTCCATAAATTTATTTAAATCTATTTCTACTTCATTTCTGGACATATCGCCTGAAAATCTTTCGTCTGCCATTATAAGCTCCTCTGCTTGTTACGAGCCTGCTCCACTTTTTCTATGTGCTCTTTCAGCAATGAAAGGTAAATCTCCCTCTCCCATGGCATCATACTATCTAATTCTGTCAAACTGTAATTGTGATGTTGCATCAACACAAAATTCGTTTGATAGTGGTTCACTATGCTCTCATGTGAGAGGCCTAGGTAAAAAAATTAGCTAATCCCCTTAGGTGTTGCTTATTCTCTTTTTTACATTTTACACATTCAAACTCTAGATCATATTCTAATCTAGGTGTTTTACTAAAGAACGCACTTATTTTTTGGAATTGGTCCGTTGTTAAAGATTCTATAAAATCCTTAACTTCATCCTTATCCTCTTGTTTAACATTATGAACCGAATCGTGATCGAATATAGTATCAACACAAGCGATGATTAAATCCATTAATCCATCTACTGTATCTAAAGCATCTAATCCAACATCTCTTAAAGTATTAGCTGTAGGATAGGTCATTGTAACACCAACACTATCAGTTAATTTAATAACATTAGCATTTGGTTCTATATCTTTCATCGTTATATCTGTAGTACTAATAGTAACGGGTGTTTGCCCATCACATTCTGTATCTGAACAATTTCCCATTAGGTTAATTTGTTCTCCTACTGATATTCCTCTTAAATCTAGAAATAATTTTTCTACATCAAATCCGGCAAGTTTATCTAGGTTAATACCTTTAATACAAGATTCAATTAAGTTACGTATCGCCATTGTTATTTGTTTCGAATCTTCTGATTCTAACGCCATCAATAGCACCTTTTCTTCTTTGACCAAGTATGGTCTCATAGTAAGTTCCTCACCCGTTGACGGAATTGTCACTGGGTATTGAGGCAAATCAATTTTTGGTAAAGCCATAATTATATTTTCTCCATTTTATTATGTAAGTAAGTTTCCGATAGCTCTTAGCCCACCGCCAAGAGTTGAACTGAGTGCATCTTCTGCTACCCAACGATCATACGACCATTGAATAGATATTTCAGCTGATGAATCAGCGGAATCGTTATCGAGGGAATAACCACCAATAGAAGTAGGAAAAGCATTAATTAATCTTACTCCATATACTGGTTTATCCTCTTTATTCAACTGTTGTATAGTTACATCAGTCGAAAAATCTTTTTTATAACCAACGTAATAATTATCAACATCGAATATGGCTTTTTGCCAACTATCGAACATTGTTTTGATATACATATCGCTGGTTAATCTAAAAACTGTTGTTATTTCTTCATCTGTGTGAGCATTAACCATTTTCATTTGGTTAATGTGATTTTGGTAATCTAAAGTTGCTAATTGTCTACTTGGTATACTAGCTGATTTACAAAGTAGATTTATATCTCTTGGATCATTAATTAAACTTTTAACAGAGAATGATCCACTAATTAGTGATCCTAATAGATTACTGGGATTTAAATTTAATAAAGACATTTTAGGTGGAGTAAAGATTATATTAAATCTATTTGCATGTAATACACCACCGTGACTTTTTATACTGGATTTTAATTTTTCTATGCTCATTTATTTTCCGTAAATTTGTTTTCTGCTATATCTCCAAACCGTATCTCTTGAAACTTTCTTAAAGTTATCTACCGGTAAGAATACTGCAATTTCCCATTCTGTCATTGGCACTCTCATAATTCTAGATCTTACATGATCAGTTAAATAATGTTTGAAGCAAGGTTTAAATTCTCTATATTTCTTTGCTTTCTGTAATAAACTATATCTCAATCTCATCAAACGAGTTGTATCATTAATTTTATTTGGAGCTAAATTCATTAATTCATCTAAGAATTCTGCTCTAATAACAGGTGAAAGATAATGTAAATTTAATCCATGAAATCCACCCTTTGCTGCCTGAACCATTATGGTTAAAGGAAACATATCATAATATGGTAAAGTTTGTTTAAACTTTGGATCATAAACATACATAACCATATCACCAATTAATGGTTTAGCTCTTTTATCAAGAATAGGATCTTTCATTAAAGATGTTCTATTAACAGTTCCTAATTCTTTTACTGCTTTACGAAACCAAGTCCTAGCTTTATCTGATCTAGGAACTATATTAGCTCTGTAAGCATTTGCCTGTAATGTATCGAATAAAGATGCCATATATCTATTTATGTGCCAGACTTAATTAGTTTGATACCTAAATTCTTTAAAGTTTCCTCTGTCCAAACCTGGAACTTCCACCCTTTATGTTCAGCAAATTTATTAGCTGATTCCCATTTATCTTGATTTTTAACATAGGTTAATACTTCATTAATGTATCTTTTTGTCTTTCTTTTCGGTTCTTTTGGTGGCATTGTTTGCTTTTTAGGTTTAATTTCAATAAGAAATATCTCACCATCAGTCATTTCTATGAATAAATCTATAAAATATCTGTGCATTCTTTTATCATGTCTGGATATATAAGGAACAACAACCTCTTCTGAATTCCATGCTTTAACATTTGGATTACTTTCACACCATCTAAAGCATTGTCTTTCCCAAAGTGATCGATATACCACATTAGTATAATCCCCGATATATTTTTCTGGTTTAGTAATTTTAAATCTGCCTTTGTAACTCATATAAATACTCTTATAATATTAATTAATTATAACTCTATTTATAACGGAAAAAAAGATGGCAGAAGAAAATCAAGCACAGGAAACACCCGCACCAAAGAAACCAGTGCTAACATATCCATTAGATTTAAGAGAACACGCCGAAAGAGAAGTAATTCGTTTTACAATTAAAGATAGAACAGAATTAGAAGAAAAAAAATCTATATATCTTTATACCCCACAAGGTGTATCAGTACCAGATGGAGCTCAATATGGTACTATGGATTTAGGAATGTTAGGTAAAGCTGCAGATAAATTTGCAGAAAATAAAGAAGGTGGTATGGGTAATATGGAAGCTTTAAAAAATACCGTTGGAACTGCAGATGTTGTAGCAGGTATTCAATCAAAAGCTGGAAATATGGGTGGACCACTAGGTGGACTTGTGGGTAAACAAGCTTTTAAAAGTGGTGTTGCTGCAAATCCATATACTGTTAGTAATTTCCAAGGAGTTACACAAAGAAATTTTAGTTTTACTTTTAAAATGGTTGCTCAATCTGAAAAAGAATCATTAGAAATTAAAGCAATAGAAAATACTTTTAGGAAATTCTTATATCCTAAATTAGCTAAGTCCCCAATATTATTTAAATATCCACCATATTGGCAAATAGAATTTTTAAAAGGGGATAAACCAAACACACATTTACCATTTATTAATTTATGTTTTTTACAAAACATGACTGCAACATATAATGCTTCAACAAATGTTTTCCATCCAGATGGTTCACCGGTTGAATGCGATGTAGCTCTAACGTTTGTAGAAGCTAAGCATATCACAAGAGAAGATCTTTATAAAGAACCTGATAGTTATCAAGATGCTGAATACCACTATGATTATAATAAAACTGCTATAAAAGGTACAAAAGATAGTATGGAAGTAGCTGAAGGCGTAGGTAGTGGTGAAGGAGGACCTGAATAATGGCATTCTTTAATAAATTCCCAAAAGCAGAATATGATTTTAATAGACAAGGTGTTGTTAATAATGTCGTAGATATTTTTAGACAAGTAAGACCATTACAAAATTATGTAGATACTTTTTCTTCATATCGTTATTACGAAATTCAAGATGGTGAAAGACCAGATATAGTATCTAAAAGGTTATATGATAATCCAGATTATTATTGGACATTTTTTATTATCAATGATTTTTTACATGATGGATTAAGTTCATGGCCAATGTCCTCACAGGATTTAGATGATTATATTAAATCAGAATATAGTGGTTATGCTTTAGAAACAAGACCAAATGTTAAATATGATACCGATGGTGGAATAGAAGAATTTGAAAATTCTTTAGCTGGTACAGTAGCTGGTCAGAATCAAGGAGGTTTTACTCCAGGAACAACAATTACTTTATCAAGAGGTGGAGTTACTACTGCTACAGGAACACTTAGAAGAAAAGATATTTACCTTAATCAATTAGTAATTCAAGATGTTACTGGAACACCAGTATCAAATGGAACAGGTAATATTGTAGAAAACTGTTCAGGATTTCATACAGATCCTGTAACAAAAGCACCAATTGCAGTTAATGTTGAGATATGGAAAGCTTGGAAATACGATGAAGCACCACATCACTATTATATTTCAGGTGATGGAAAAGAAGATTCTATAGAAAATCCAGATGGAAGCAAAAGCTATGGAATAGAAGCTCATGTATCTTCTGCAAATTTCTTTTCAGTAACAGATAATGCAGCTAAGAATTTAATTCTTCAAGAAGGTTCAACAGCTGCTCCACTATATACTTCTAATAGAAAATATGCTCATGATTTAAATGAACAAAGATCTAAAATAAGAATTATCGACCCGTCGTTCATACCTCAATTCATAGAAAAATTTGAACAACTAATTAAAGCTTAATTATGTCTAACGTTGGGAATACAGGACAAAGTACTAATCTAGGAAGAGATGGAAAAATTACTTCTCCATCGTCTTATCGTATTGAATATTGTAAATTATATCCAAACGAAAAAGCAAATCCATTAGATAAAGAGTTCCTTGAAATAAATGATATTATAAAAACCGTTAAGATAGAAGAATCTATGGATATGCAATCTATTTTAGTATCATTAGTGGTTGGTGATGCTAGTAATACCTTAGAATTTTTAAGAATAACTGGTAATGAAAAATTAGAATTATTAATTACACAAGATATATTAGATAGAGAAAAGAAAGAAATAGAATTAGAACTTTATATTTCTGATATTATTAATTATAGTAAACCTGCTATAGCTCAACAATCATATGAAATTCAATGTGTAGCTAAGCACGCATATTTAAATCAATTAGAAATGGTAAATGAACCGTTTGATAATTCTATAGGAAAAACTATAGAAGGTATTTGCCAATCCCATTTAAATATAGAAGATGTTACAATAGATTCCCAAGGGGGAAGAGCAAAAGGAATTATTCCCAATCTTAGACCATTAGGTGCTTGTAATTGGTTAGCAAGAAATGCTTTAGAGAATGGTCAACCACATTATTTTTGGGATAGTGTAAAAAATGGATTAAGGTTTTCTTCGTGGGAAGAGTTAACAAAACAAGAACCTATAATAAAATTAAATAATAAACCTTTCTTTGATGGTATTCAAAAAGATCAACCAGAAAATTATGAAATGGAATTAGAAAAGGTACAAAGAATATCATCTGATCTTAATCTTTCTAAATTTAATGATGCGGCCATGGGCGCGTACGCATCTACATTAACATCAATTGATATAGCAAAAAAGAAAATAGAAGTTAAAAAATCTGAAGATACTGAATTAATAAAATTAAATGAAAATAAACCATGGCCAGAACAAGATGATAAGTTTGGTGATAAATTAAATAAAAAGAAAAATTCAAAGAAATTTTTTACAAATCAGAATTCTATGGCATTCGATGGTCAAAAAAATTATCATGGAGAGGAATTAGATAATTTACAAAAAGCTATTATGCACATAGCTAATCAAAACTTTATTACTCATACGATTGAGGTTGCAGGTAATCCAGATTTATATCCTGGAGGAATAATAGAATTAGATTTTTGGAAATCAGGTGCACCAGAACTTTTAGAAGGTTCTGAAAAAGAAGAAGATGAATTAATGAGTGGTAAATATATTATTCATAGAGCACTTCATGTATTTGGAAAAGAATATTCTGTTAAATTAGATATTAAAAAGGAATCTAGTAAATTTAATTTTGACGAGAAAGGAAAAATATAATGAGAAAAGATGATTTTATAGGACAACAATTTTATTGGTTCACAGGTGAAGTAAAAGAAATTGCCGATCATAATAGGGTAAAAGTATTATGTCACGGATATTATCCACAAGATATAGAGAAAAAAGATTTACCGTGGGCAACAGTTATGATGCCAACAACAGTAGCAGGAACATCTACTAGTTCAGCAAATCATCATTTAGAAGAAGGTTCTTGGGTGGTTGGATTCTTTAGAGATGGTATGTCCGCACAAGATCCTATTGTTATTGGTTCTGTTGCTGCAGAAGATATACCTTCTGAATCTTCTAAAACAAATAAAGTTTATAATTCCCAAGCAGGACATAAAATAGAATTAGAAAATAAAGAAGGTGATGAAACAATAAGAGTTACACATGCAAAAGGTGCAGTAATTACCATTGATAAAGATAATAACCTTTCAATAGCTAATTCAGGAACAACAAATATTAATTCAGCTGGTGCTATTACAATAACATCAGCGGTTAAAACAACTATAGTATAATGAGTATTGAACAAATATTAGTAGCATTAGTAGTTATATTAACAATATGGGCTTTGAGCTAAATGTCATTACCTAGTTTAGAAGTACCTCCAATGGAATGCCCGGCAACATTATTGCCAACTCCAGCTAATTTATCTAATATGTTTGGTGGTCTTGCGACCTTTCCAGCTAAGCTAATAGCATTAGCAAAAACTACTGCAACTTCTGAAGCAGAAGCATATTTAAAACAAGCTGAGGATCTTCAAAAAACATTAGATAGTATACGGTCAGCATTTTCTCCTTATGATCCTAAATGGGAAAAATTAAGTATCCCAGAAAAAGAATGGGAGATAATGATACAAAGATTAATTGAAGAATATCCAACATATATTCAAGCTAAGATAATGAGTTTGATTAGTTCTTTTGTTAGTTTTAATATGCCATTAATGGGTTTATCCATTGATGTAGTTAAGTTAGCAACTGATAGAGAATATTTAACTACATTATTAGAAGATATAAAAGGTGATGAGTTAGATAGATTATATGGTTTATTACCATCTGAATATAAATTATTTGATGGTGAATATGGATTAGAAAATCTAGAACTAAAGAAAAAACAAATAGTAGATTATATTAATAATGAATCTGCTAAATTTATGAATGGTCAACTCTTTACTGGATTTGGTGGATTGATAGGAGCATTTCAAGAAATATGGGATGCTTTAGGATTACCAGCATTACCGGTGCCTTTAAGCTTAGATGTAAAAGGAATGATTGATGCAGCTATAGCAAATGCTAAAACGGATGCAGAAAAAATAGCAGCTTTAAAGGATATATCTATTGCAGGATTTAAAGTAGAAGGATTATTAGGTGGGGAATTTACTGATAATTTTGATTCTATGGAATTTAAAATAGCAAGGATAAGTGCAAAGCTAAAAGAATTTGCTGAAGGGTATCAATTATTTTTAATAAGAGAGTGGATGGGTAAGGTTACATCTTTCTTTGATGCAATAGGATTAGGTACTTTAACCCAGTATGCTACATTAAATTTTTGTACATTTATGGGATTAGTAGGTATACCTTCATCAATTGATTTAAGTGGATTTAGTAATATAACAACAAAAGCAAATGAAATTAAAAAACTAGAGGAAACTCTTGATGAAACTAGTGGTTAGGTAGTATAAATAGATATATGGCATACGCATCAGACAAAACAGCAGAAACAGTTCAAATCACAACAGTTGCAAGAAAAAAGAACTGGGCCGATTTAGATTTATCTTTAGTACCACATGGTATTACTAAAGATTTAATACCACTTAAAGACGATAGAGCTATTAAAAATGCAGTTAAGAATTTAATCCTAACTAATTTTTATGAAAGACCTTTTCAACATAATAAAGGTGCTAACCTAAGAGGATTATTATTTGAACCTGCTGATTATATTACAAAAATAGAATTAAAAGATGGTATAAAAGAAGTATTAAGTTTCCATGAACCTAGAATTTCAGTAAAAGGTATTGAGGTTCAAGATGAAACAGAAAGGAATGCATACAAGATAATCGTGCATTTCTTAATAAAAGAAATTAATGCTGACGAAACAGTTAGCATAACATTAAAAAGGTTAAGATAATGGCTACTAATTTAAATATAACAGATCTAGATTTCGACGATATAAAAGATAATCTAAAAAATTATCTTAAACAACAAACTATATTTAATGATTACGATTTTGACGGTTCAGGTATGAATGTATTACTAGATGTTCTAGCATATAATACACACTACAATGCCATGGCAGCTCATTTATCATTAAATGAGGCATTCCTCGATTCTGCCCAGATAAGAGGAAATGCGGTCTCGAGAGCTCGGATGTTAGGATATGTTCCTACGTCCGAGTTAGCCCCTCGAGCTAAAGTTAAAGTTGTTTTAGATGTTTCATCAGAAGTTGCTGGAGGAGCACAGGTTCCTACTACAATTACTATCCCAAGAGGAGCTAAATTTCAAACATCACTTCAAGGAATTACATATAGATTCGTTACTTTAGATGCTCATACTGCAACTATATCTAATAATACATACACATATAATGATGTAGAGGTAGCTGAAGGAACATATAATTCAATTAAATATAGAGTTGATAATGATATTCAAATTCAAAAACATCAAATACCACACAAAAATGTAGATACTACTTCAATGCGTGTGCGTGTACAGGCGAATGAAGAATCAACTTCATACGATCTTTATAGTAAATTTGAATCACTATTAAATGTAGATTCAGCTTCGAAGATATATCACATACAAGAAAATTCAAATGGATATTATGAAGTATATTTTGGTGATACAGTTATTGGTAAGAAACCAGCATATAATAATATAGTTACTTTAGATTATGTTTACTCACACGGAAAGGACGCTAACGGAGCTTCTACGTTTACAATGAGTGATAGTATTGGTGGGTATAATAATATCACTGTAACAACAGTTACTAATGCAGCTGGTGGAGCAGAACAAGAAGGATTAGAATCAATAAGATATAATGCTCCAATATCATTTACTGCACAAAATAGAGCAGTTACAGCTGAAGATTATAAATCAATTATTAAAAAGAACTTTACTAATATAGCTTCTATTAATACTTGGGGTGGGGAAGATCAAGCTATTCCTGATTATGGTAAAATATATATTTGTATTAAACCAAATACAGCAGATATATTAACAACTGCAGAAAAAACTTCTATTACTAGTTCGATATTAAAAGGAAAGAATGTAGTTAGTATTACCCCAGAGGTAATTGATCCTAATTATTCTTATTTAGAATTAGATGTTAATTTTAAATTTAATTCTAACTTAACAGATAGAACTGCAACAGATTTAAAAACATTAGTTACAGATACTGTAATTGATTATTCAGTAAATGAATTAAATAGTTTTGATGGATTATTTAGACATTCTAGATTATTAAAAACAATTGATTCATCTGATCCATCTATATTAAGTTCAACTGTAAGACCATATCTATTTCAAAATTATACACCAACAGCTAATATTTTAAATAATAAAACATTAACTTTCCCAGGTGTAATATATGTTCCGAGTGGAAGTTCAGAATCATGTATTAGTTCTACCGGATGGGTTGATGGTAATGGAGTAACAAATTATTTTAATGATCAAGTAATAGAAGGTTCTACTGATAGAAAGGTATTTGCTTATAAATTAGTAGGAGATGTAAAAGTAACTACAATAGAAAATTGTGGAACAGTCACTCCATCAACTGGAACAGTTATATTAAATAACTTTACCCCAGCAAATACTACTGCTATTCGAATACAAGTTATACCAAATTCATTAGATGTAGCTCCAAAGAGAGATGAAATACTTTCAATTGATGCTACAAGATTAACAGTTACAGCAGAAGAAGATACAATTGCAACAGCAGGTTCTTCTGGTTCTATAGATTATACAACAACTTCAAGGTTTAGATCGTAATGGCTTTATATGGATCAGATCACGATAATCCGAATTATATCGAATCGGTAGCTTCTTTAAAAAGAAAAACAAAAGAAGATATTCGTATTGATTCATTAATACCTGCTGATATATTAGCTAATGCTGATAGAGATGATAAAGCTAATATAAAAACTTTATTAGAAAAGTATTATGAATACATGAATATGGAAGAATTCATTTATAATGATACTGAAACTTTTACAGATATTGTTGCCCCATCACCTTCATATGCAGGAAATGGTAAAGTAGTTTTTAGAATTTTAGATCCTAATAATGATAATAATGAATTTTTTAGAGGTAATGCTACACATACCTTAACTATTGATGGAACTACTATTACTTTAAATGGAAATAGTACTCCGATTATTTCAAATGGTAATGAACTTCCAGGAAGTTTAGAAAATTCATCTGTTGAAACAGGTAAAACTATTACAATTGATGATATACCTTCTTCACATTTAAATAAAGTAGCTACTTTATCAACCACAATTACTAATTGGGTTGGTCCAGGTCCAAGTTATATTTTAAATGCTATTGAAGAAGCAATGAACATAGATGAAAATACAGAAGATTATCTGGAAATGATGCAGAAAGAAATAGCTGCTGTTATTCCTCGTGATTTATCCTCAGTTGAAAAAAGATCTCTATATAAAAATATCACAGAGCTTTATAAACTAAAAGGATCACAGGATTCAATTGAAATATTTTTTAGATTATTATTTAATGAAAATGTTGAAGTAGATTATCCATGGGATGTTACATTAATACCTTCTTCAGGGGATTGGGATGGAGCACAAAATAGATACCTAGATCATAAAGGATTCTTATCCGATAAAATTAAATTACAAGATTCAAAATATTATCAGAAATTTTCTTATAATGTTAAAACAGGTAAAAACCTTAAAGATTGGGAATATGCTTTCGAAAGATTAGTTCATCCAGCTGGATTTATATTCTTTGGAGAGGTATTACTATTAACACAATTAACAAGAGCAGTATTAGGAGATGGACAAAGAGTATCAGCAACAACTCCTGGTGGTGGATTAGTTCAAGATCCAGATAACGCAGGATTACAATATAAATACTTAAATGTTTATCCAAGATCAAATAGAAAAACTCTCAGCTCTATGCCAGGATTACAGCCTGGGGTTATTGGTGCTGAGGACGTTCCATTACTTGTAGAAGCTTTTGCATCAACATTCTTACCTAACTTTATAGCTAAGATTGATAAATCAGCAAACTTTTCTACAGATATAAGTGGGGGTCAAATTTCAGCTATAAATATAGTAGATGGTGGATATGGATATTCTTCAGCTCCAACATTAACAATTACTGGGGATGATGGTTCAAGTGCTACAGCTTCATGTACTATCGATAGTAATGGTGTAGTTGATGCAGTAACAATTACAGCTGCTGGATCAGGATATACAACTGCTTATACAGCTGCAGCTGCTAATCCAGATGCTGGTAAAGTTAAAACAATATTGTTAAGTAATCTGGCAGATAAAATATATACATCTGCTCCTACTTTAACATTTGCAGAACCAACATCGAAAGATGCAGATGGTAATCCTTTAGGAACTAACGTAACAGCAACAGCTACAGTACAATTAGATTCAGAAGGAGAAGTTTCTGGAATAACTATAGTCGAAGATGGATTTGGCTATATTAAAGATCCAGTAATAAGAGTTGCCTCACCTACAGAAAGTGAAGGAAGAGGTAAAGATGTAGCAGAAATAGCAATCATTATGCTTAATCACGTAGCTAATGTTGATGCTGGTTCTTATGCATCTGGATTTAAAACTTTAACTGGAAATAACTATTTCAATAGAAAAGAATTAGGTTATTATGCTAATAAAAAGTTTAGGGATAATTATCCAATAAGTTTTTTTAGTGATAAAACCATCGGAACTAGTTATGAAAGTGATATAAATAGATATAACGTGAAAACAAATATTAATCAGGGATAAAAAATGACAGCAATAGTAAGTACACCTTTTAGAGTGGTTAATGCAGAAAACTTTAAGGAAGATATTGCCGGATCCTCAGTATATGTGGGTATTGGTAAATCGGACGTTTGGTCCACAACAACTTCTGACTTAACGGACGCATCAGTACCATTCACACCACAAGATCGAATAGACGATCTCCACGAAGCATACCAAAATATGATTGGTATGAAAAAAATAGCATCGAGCGATGTTTCACACATTGTACCAAGACATACTTGGAATACAGGAACAGTATACATAGCTTGGGATTCAGATGATTCTGCAATATATGACAAAGCGTTTTATATAATCACTTCTGAATTTAAAGTTTATAAATGTATATCTTCACCTGGAACAGCATCAACCATAGAACCTACACATATTAATACAGATCCAACAGCGGAATCTGATAATTATATTTGGAAATATATGTATACAATTACAGTTACGGATTCAGAAAAATTCTTAACTACTTCATATATGCCGGTAGTTACACAGTTTGATCCAGTTACAGCAACAGTTAATGGAGCAGTTTCAAGTTCAGCAAGTGTTACATTAGATGCAGGACAAAACAACGAATTTATTAAGGTTGGTCAATTAGTTACAGGTTCTGGTATATCAGGATCAGTCACAGTTGCTACCAAGCCTTCAGCAACAAGTATTACATTAAGCTCAGCGGTAAGTATTGCAGATGGAGTAACATTAACATTTGGAAGATTAGCAAGTACAGATGTTAACTATGCTAACCAAACAGCACAGATTAATTCAAAAGCTTCAAGTACAGCAGCAGGTATAGAAAGATTAGAAATTACAGCAGGTGGATCAAATTATGATGCAGCTGATGTATTCACAGTAACAATTACTGGCGATGGAACAGGCGCAACCGTAGTTGATGCAGGTGTAACCGTTTCTTCTGGAGCTATTACAGCTATAGCATTAAATGCTAAAGGAACAGATTATACAGTAGCTGATGTAACTATTACACATAATAATGCTTCAGGCGGAACAGCGGGAGCAGGTGCGACCGCGAGAGCAGTTATTGCTCCTCCATTAGGACATGGAGTAGATCCAGTTAGTGAATTAGGAGCTTTTTATGTAGCTGTTAATACACAATTATCAGGTTCAGAATCTGGTGATTTAACAGTTGGAAATGATTTCAGACAAGTAACATTAATTAAAGAGCCAAAGGCTTTTGGAAGCAATGCAACACTTACAGCATCTACAGCTAGAGTAAGAAAATCATTAGTATTACATTCAGGTGCATCACTAAGTGGTTTTGCAGTTGATCAATTACTTAGTGGATCAAGCTCTGGAGCTAAAGCTTATTTAGCAGAGATAGATACTACAAATAAAGTATTATATTATTATCAGAATTCAAAATCAGGTTATATTCCTTTTGTTTCAGGAGATACTGTTACAGGAACACTTCCAAGTGGAGGATCTGCAGTTTTAAATACAACTTCAGGAACTACTTGGTATGGACAAGCAACAAATGGCTATGGTCCAGAAGTAGCTATGAATTCAGGACAAATTTTATTCCTGGAAAACAGAGCTGCTATTAACAGATCATCTTCACAGATTGAGGATATTAAACTGATCATTGAATTCTAAAGATTAGAAGAGAAAAAATATGGCAATTACTAGAGTTAAGAACTATAACATATCACCCTACTTTGACGATTATGATGAGTCTAAAAATTATCATCGGGTATTATTTAGACCAGGATTTGCGGTACAAGCGAGAGAATTAACTCAGTTACAAACTGCTCTTCAATCCCAAGTTGATAAATTAGGTCAATATAACTTTAATGACGGTTCACGTGTAATCGGTGGTAAAGTTAGTATTAATACAGAATATGATTTTATTAAATTAACATCAACCAGTTCAGTTGCAGCATTTGTTGGAACAACTATTACAGGTGGAACAAATGGAGTAACAGCTGATGTATTAGAAGCTGTTGCAGCTACTGGTTCAGATCCAGATACACTTTATATTAAATATAATAACTCTGGAACAAATAATGCTACACTTTTATTTGCTAACGGTGAATCAATTACTAATGGTTCTAAATCAGCAACTCTAGCATCTTCCTCAGCGACAGGAAAAGGATCAAGAGTAAGTATAGAAGAAGGTGTATATTTTATTTCTGGAAGTATGGCTTATGTAGCAGCTCAATCAGTATTACTTGATAAATATACAAATACTCCTAGTTATATTATAGGATTATCTGTAACAGAATCATTAGTAGAAAGTGGAACTGATTCAACTCTAGTTGATAATGCTACTGGAACTCCTAACTATGCAGCACCAGGTGCACACAGATACAAAATAGCTACTGCTTTAATTAAAGAAAGTTTAACTGCACCTAATACTACATATAGCAATTATATTTTGCTAATGAAAGTTAAAGCTGGTGTTATACAGGTTAAAACAGAAGATAAAACAGCTAATACAGAATTAACTTCAAGATTAGCTAGAAGAACACACGAAGAATCAGGTAACTATTCCGTAACTCCATATACTCTAGATATAAGAGAACACTTAGATGATGCAGCAGGTAACGGTGGTTGGAAAACATCAGGTAATGGTGGATCAGCTACTAAATTAGCAATTGGTGTTGAACCATCTACAGCTTACGTTCAAGGTTTCAGAGTAGAAAATTTAGCAACGAAATATGTTGCAGTAGATAAGCCAAGAGATCACGTAAATGAAAATGAAAATTCAGTTTTCTTACCAATTGGTAACTATGTAAATCTAACTCTTTCAACAGTTAGAGGTATGCCTGATGTTAATTCATATACAACAATCGAATTAAGAAATAGTTCTAGTACAAAAATAGGTGAAGCAAGAGTAAGAGGTTTTGAAGTAGGTACTGCTTCAATTTGGCGTTTATACCTATTTGATATTGTTATGAATTCAGGACAAACATTCTCAAATGTTGCTAAAGTATTCCAAACACAATCAAATCAAGATTTTCAAGCAGACTTAAATCCTGCAGGAATAAGATATGATTCAGGTAATAATGGAATGGTATTTAAATTACCATATGATGGTGTTAAAACTTTATTAGGTTCATCTCCAGCAGATCCATTAGAATATAACGTAAGAAAGGAAGTAGAAGGAACAGTATCAGGTACTGGTGCATCAGCAACGGTATCATTTACTAACTTAGGTGGAAATCTACAATCAAATTCAGATATTATAATTGCAACAGCAGGAAATGCTGCTGAAGCAGTTCCCCCAGCATGTGTTGGAGGAGTAGGTTCAACTACTTTAACATTAACAAATGTAGGAAGTGCATTAACTGGATTTGCTTCTGGAACACCACACGTAAAAGTTATATGTACAGTTCAAAAGAATGCTTCAGGTGGACAGAAAGCTAAAACACTTACAACAGTATCAGCGACTTCTTTCACATATGCTTCAGCTACAGGATATATTCCCTTAGATAAATCAGATATCTATTCAATAGATACAGTTACAGTTGGTGGAGTAGATGCTAAAGATAAATTTACTTTAGATGATGGTCAAAGAGATAACTTCTACGATGAAGGAAGATTAATACCAATTGGTGGATGGTTAGCTAACGGTACAGCAGTTACAATATCATTTAAATATTGGTTACATTCAGGAGCTGGAGATTATTTCTCAGTAGATTCCTATGGTGGTGCTAATTATGAAAAGATTGGAACATTTGATGGTAGCCAAGGTAAAGTAGAATTAAGAGATTGTTTAGACTTTAGACCAACAAAAGCTTCTTCCGGTTCTATTACAAGTGGATCTGAATTTACAACTGGTACTGGATTCTCAAACTCACAAGCTCCTAAACCTGGATCAGTAGCTCAAGCAGATATTGATCATTATATAGGAAGAATTGATAAACTTTATATTGATAGAGAAGGAAACTTTAAAACAGTTACAGGTGTAGCTGCTAATCACCCACAATCCCCAGATGATATAGATGATTCAATGACAATCTTTGAATTACATTATCAACCGTATGTGTTTAATACTGGTGATTGTATACCTGTTAAAATAGATTCAAAACGCTATACGATGCGTGATATTGGATCTATTGATACAAGAGTTAGAAATCTAGAGTATTATACTTCACTATCTCTTTTAGAAAAAGATGCAACTTCAGTACAGATTCAAGATGGTTCAAGTAACGATAGATTAAAAAATGGTATTATAGTTGATGGGTTTTACGGTCATAATATAGGTAATGTAAGACATCCAGATTATCATAATTCAATTGATAAAACTCCTGGTATATGTAGACCAAAATACTATTCAGATAATACAAATCTTATAAAAGGTGCAGTTAGTAACGTAGCACAAACTGGATCATTACTTCATTTACCATTTACAGAAGCAGTATATGCTGAACAACCTTATGCTACAATGCAAGAGTTTGTTAATCCATATAATGTATTCAGTTGGGGTGGAACATTAGATCTTTCTCCAGAATCAGATGAATGGAAAGATACAGATACAAGACCAGACGTTGTAATTGATGATGAAGGTGTTTATGATCAATTAGTTTCAATGGCAGAACAAAATGGTATATTAGGAACAGTTTGGAACGAATGGGAAACTAACTGGACAGGTGTAGAGGTTACAGAAACTACACAAAGAAATAATATCGAAGGTGGTGAAGGAAGATGGAGAAGAAGGAGAGGAGCATCCTCAACAACTACTGTAGCTACAACTACTACTTCAAATCAAGCTAGAACAGGATTAAGAACAACGGTCGTACCTGATACACAATTAAAAGAATTAGGATCAAGAGTGGTAGAAACAAACTTTGTACCATTTATGAGATCAAGAGAAATATTCTTTAAAGCAGAAATGATGAAACCTAATACAAAGGTATACGCATTCTTTAATGGATCTGATGTAACAAATTATTGTTCAGAAACAGGTGGATTTAAAAACTTCGCAAATGAAACAAATGTAGTTGGATATAAAGGTGCTACTTCTCATGCAAATAATACTGATTTAATTACAGATGCATCAGGTAAAGTAGAAGGTTCATTTAGAATTCCACATAACGATTCACTTAAATTTAAAACTGGTACAAGAGAATTTAGATTAACAGATTCTACTACTAATGATAAGGATGCAGAAACAACATTTGCAGAAGCATTATATCACGCTCAAGGTTTACTTGAAGTAAAAGAAAATGTTATAATGTCAACTAAGGTACCTAGATTCGTATCAACAGAATTAACCGATGATAGGGTTATTCAAGATATTGCTATTACAAGATTTACAGATCCAGTTGAATGGGTTGATCCATTAGCACAAACATTCGTAGTTGATCAAGCTGGTGGAGTATTCATGTCATCTTGTGAGATTTATATAGCAGCAAAAGATGCAAATCTACCAATAAGACTTTCAATACGTTCAGTTGAAAATGGAACACCAACACAACAAATAGTTCCTGGATCAGATATTAAAGTATATCCAAGTTCAATTACTACATCAACTGATGGTTCAGTTGCAACTAAATTTACATTTGATCACCCAGTTTATTTAGGTCAAGATCAAGAATATGCAATTGTATTAATATCAATGTCCGATGATTATAAAGTATTCATCGCAGAAACAGGTGGATTTGATTTACAAAACACAGCAAATAGGGTTACAAAACAACCTTATAACGGTGTATTCTTTACATCAGCTAACGCATCTACTTGGACTCCAGAACAAACAAAAGATATGAAGTTTAAACTTAATAAGTGTAACTTTACTTCAACTACTGGTACAGTGGTATTAAATAATGATGCTATACCAGCAAAAGCATTAGGAACAAATCCAATAAGATATGTTGCTAACTCTGGTTCAGATTGTATTATAAGAGTTACACATAGAAACCATGGTATGTTTAATAATAGTTCAGTTACATTAGCTGGATTTGGTGCAGAGAATGGTATAGCAGCTAATAAGATTAATGCAAATCATACGATTACAAATGTAGAACATGATAGTTATTCAATTCTTATTACAGGTGATAACGCATCAACCGTCGCTATTGATGGTGGTGGAGATGCTATGACAGCTACCGAGAATAAAGTTTATAACGTTGTAGTTCCACAGGTTCAAACACTGGAAGTACCAGGGACAGGTATGTCATTTAGCTTAGCTGGATATACAGCCCAATCACAAGATGGTTCTGAATCAGCATATGCTTCCTCAACTATAGGACAGATATTACCTAATTCAAATAATACACTTACATCACCACACGTAATTGCATCAGCAAGAAATGAATCAGCACAAAGTATAACTGCTAATCAATCATTTGCTCTTACAGCTACATTAAATGGAACAGCAAACTTAAGTCCAATTATTGATTTAAATAGATGTTCAGTTACAACAATTGCTAATAGAACAAACGATGCAGGAGCTAATTCAGGTGGATCAGCTTATAATAATACTGGATATGGTAGAACATACGTTGCTGAAACAGAAGCATTTGGTGGATCAGAATTAAATTCATATATAACAAAGAGAATTGATCTTAATAATGAATCATCAAACATCGATGTTTATATAAGTTGTAATAAGCCTAAGAATGCTAATATAGATCTTTACTATAAAACATTACCAGCTGGTTCTGATTTAAACTTTGATGATCAAGGTTGGACAATCGATACACCAGAAACTGCAATACCAGATAATGATGGTGGAGCATATAATGAAGCACATTATTCAATAACTCCTACAGATAAATTTGGATCATTTGCAATTAAGATCGTATTGAGAACAACTAACAGCTCATATGTTCCTTCAATTAAGGACTTCAGAGCAATAGCGAGTATATAATGCCAAGAAAAAAGAATATAGATCAACCAGAAATAGTACCAGTACAAGATAATCCTGACTTAGTTCGTGATTTATCTACTAATGCTATTATAAATAATAATAACTATGCATTTGAAAATAGATTAAAACAAATACAAAAATCTGAATTAGATGCAAAACAGTCTGAGGATATAGTACAACTTAAAAAAGACGTGGAAGATATTAAGAAACTTTTAGAAAAGATAGCGAGTAAATAATGCCAGCAAATAACGAAACTAGAATTATAAAAACCAACACATTTGAAGATTGGAGACAAAAGGATAACGAAATCTCATTTGAACTTGGTGACGTTGATCAACTAGATTCTCGTATACTAGATAAAAATCATAGTTGGACAGCATCAGCCGATGACTCTGTCTTTCAAAATGTAGCTCATAGATTTGAGATAGCCCCAGAACAAACAACGGATATAAATGCTATAATCTTTACAGGATTATCTTCTATACCAAGTAACTTTGTAGCTGGAAATACTGTAACACAATCAGGTGGATTCTCCGGTAAGATTTTATGGATTAATAAAAATAAAGTTGCACTTGGAACAACATCTGGAACATTTAATGCAGGACAAAATTTAGTCCAAGGTGGACAAAATATTCCACATGCTAATATAGTAAGACAGATAGCAGAATCAGTTAGAGTTGGATATGGTAGAGTTAAGGTCGAAGGGACAGAAATTTCTCAAAGCCAAATCCAAGCTGGTTGGCACGCACCTACTTATAGCTTAAGTGTTACATTATCAGGTTCACCAACGCTACCATCTACATTTACAGAAGGTGCAACACTTTATCAAGGAAGTGTTGGATCAGAATCATTTACTGGTACATTACTATATGCTGATTCATCAGTTCTACATTTTAAAACCCATACTGGAACATTTAATACCAGTGTTATGGTTAAACAATCAGAAACATCTGGTGATAGAATCACAGCTGGTGGATTAAACGCAGCAACTGCAGCAGATACATCATTCTTACAAATGGTTGAATTACATACCCAATCAAGTGCTGATGATGTTGTATTACTTATAGCAAACTCAGCAGTTAAAGCTATTAACGAAGTACAAGATGATATTGGAGATATTACTTCATTAGGAACAACTGATAAAGCAGATCTAGTTACAGCTATTAACGAATTAGAAACAGCAACACGTGGATCAACAGCTAACTATACTATTAATACTACAGCAAACGATTTAGTTGGAGCAATAAACGAACACGATGCTGAATTAGGAACAATTACAGCTGGTGTAATGGGAACAAGCGCATCAACAGTAAGTGGAGCTATTGCAGAATTAGAAAATGAAATAGATCTATTAAATACAAAAGTAGAACCAACACAAGCATTTGCAGGAACATTTAGTTCATCAACAGTGATAGATGCTTTAAATGAGCATGAAGCTGATATTGGTAATATGACTTTTACAGGCTTAGCAGCTACTGATATATCAGCAGCATTAAGAGAAGTAAGAGTTGATATAGGTAACGTTGGAAATAGTGGAGCAACACTAACAACTGGTACAAATATCGCAGCTACAGATTTAACAGCAGCAGTTGTAGAATTAGATTCAACAATAGGATCTGGTGTTATAACAGGATCAGGAACAGAAGCAGTTGGAGCTGGAAGCTTAACCACTGCAGTTAATCTATTAAATACAGCAATTGGTGATTCAGATTCATATAATGATGGAACATACGGTGCAAATACAATTGCAGGTACATTAGATCTTTTACAAGCTGGAATGATTGCTAATGATACAGATATAGCAGCAAGATTAACTAAAGTAAGTGGAAGTTCACAAACATTACAAACAGATTTATCATTTAGTGGTAATAAAACCTATACTGTAACCTCTGGTTCAACACTAGACGTTTCAAATGGTACATTATTATTACCAGGTAATGCTTCAGGTATTAACACATTCTCAGTATCATATCTAAACGTTGATGGTAATCAAACATCAACTGGTATGGGTATGAGAGTTGATAGAGCTCATATTGGTTCTTCTCCAACTCCTTATCCAGCAGTACAATGGAGAGAATCTCAGGTTGGTGCTAGTAAAGGACATAGAGGATGGCAGATAGTTGGAACAAACGCTGCTGGTTCTTCATCAGTTACATCTGATTTAGTTACATTCTATAATGCTGAAGATTTAATCTCAAGTAATACTGAATCAGGTATTGCAGTCACATGGGATTCAACAGCTCAAAACTTTGATTTTAATGCAAATGATTTTACAATTACATTAGCTGGTGATTTAACAGGTAATGTTACAATTACAGACTTAGCAAGTGCTACACTTACAGCGACAGTCGCAGCTAATTCCGTAGCTTTAGGAACAGATACAACTGGCAATTATATGTCAGGTATCTCAGGTACTGCAAACGAAATTACAGTAACACATACCCCAGGTGAAGGTTCATCTGCAACAATAGCATTACCAGACGATGTTACTATTGGAAATAACTTAGTAGTTACAGATTATGCAAGAGCAGCTGGTCTTAGAGTTGGTACATCTGGAGCAGATCCAGGTGATAACAATATGGCAGTTGCTGGTAATGCAGAAGTAGGTGGAAACTTAACAGTTACTGGAAACTTTACAGTAAATGGTACAACAACTACATTAAGCACAACTAACTTAGAAGTTGAAGATACACTTATACTAGCAGGTTCAGATTTAGGATCTACAGCACCAAGTACAGGTGGATTTGGATTAGAAACTAAAGTGTTCGCGGGCGTACACTCGAACGCGGCAGCAGGCGTAACGGGTGCACACTCACTCGTATATAACTTTGCTACAGATAGATGGGAAGCTGATGGATCATTAGTTCTTTCAGCAGCTACTGTAGGTTCACCAGCAGTTAAACACACAGGCGGAAGTTCATCTGATTTAGAACAAGATGATACTTTAATATTTACAACTGGTGCATCTGGTCAAGGTGTTTCAGTAGCAGTTTCTAAATCAAGTAATGATTTAACCGCATTAATAACCAATACAGATAAAGGTTCATCACAAAACATATTTAAAAATATAGCTGGTGATTCTGGTGGTACAGCTGTAGCTAATAGTAATAATGATACACTTACAATATCAGGTGGTAATGGATTAGCATCAGTAAGATCTGGTGATACAATTACAATTAATCATGATGATACTTCTTCACAAGCTTCAGTTAATAATTCAAATGGAAATGTTATACAAGATATCACTCTTGATACTTACGGTCATATTACAGCTATAGGTTCAGCAGATCTTGATGGAAGATATTATCAAGAATCTGAATTTGCTTCAGCTAATACAGCTTCAAAACCAGTTATAAGAGATAGTAATGGAGATTTCTCAGCTGGTACAATAACAGCAAACTTAACTGGTACAGCTTCACTTGCAACAAGTGCAACTAATGCAATTACAGCTGATAATGTAGATGTTACAAATGTTAGTAGTCCTAATTCTCCATTAAGAATTACTTTTATTAATGCAAGTAGTGCAACTAAATTACAAACTGATGCTGGTGGAGATCTTGCGTGGAATCCAAGTACACATACATTAACAACAGCTAATGTTAATATAACTGGGACATATACTGGAAATGGTTCAGGATTAACAACATTAAATGCTTCTAATATTTCAAGTGGAACAATAAATGATGCAAGATTGCCAGCTACAATATCTTCAAATACAACAGGAAGTGCAGCATTAGCAAGTACAGTTACCATTAACTATAATAATAACGCAAATGCTAGTTATCAAATGCTTTGGGGTTCAGGTACAGGTGTATATGGTACAGCTGGGATTACAGTTAATCCA